TACGGCAGCAAGGCTACTGGCACGTGCATAATAGTCACTATCTATGCTCACATCAGCACTCGGTTCTAATGACTGCACATCGCGCAAAATCGCTTGGCGAATATCTTCTAAACTCGGCACAATAAACATGGTTTAAACCCTTTTTAAATGACTTTTACCGGGTGTTTAAAATGATAGGTTTCGCCCCGGTTATCTCGGATGGATATATCTAAAATCAATACACCGTTATGTGGTTGGGTATGATTGACAATAATTTCGTCCGCACGTCCATCATCAATCAAGGGTTGCAAGGCTTCTTCGGCATATTGTTGTGCAATTAAACCTATGCGCGACAAATCTTTTTCGCGCGGAATAAGATGGAGCAGAGAGCCTACACGCCCATCTGCCCACCAAGAGCCTAATGGTGTGGTCAATCTGATATACGCTGCATTGGCAAGCGTACTGATTTGTTTACTTGTATAGTCCCCGGTAAGCGGGCTGATCTCTCTGTCCATATTGACAGGATAAGATAAGAGGTAAAAAGGAAGGAGATGCAGGGTTTCAGCATCTCCTTTAAGGTTAGATTATTCAGGTTTACTGGTTTTGCCTCCGCTATCGCCAGTATGTTTATGGTTACTTAAGGATATAGTTCCTGCTTTTACATCACCATTAGTTGTAAAACTTCCGCCACTTTGTTTTACATTACCAGTAAAGCTTGCGCCACTACCGCCTTGCACAGCCATACCACCATTACCATTGATTTGCCCTTGAGCAGTAAAGACCTGATCAGTTTCGACCAGTGGACTTGATATATCCACTTTTTTTGTAGCGTTAATCTTTAATACATCACAATCAATCTGAATCAACCGCCCTTTTTTTAATACAATGCTAGAGCCACTTTCATCATAAACGGCCACTTCGCCGCCTTGCAGATTTTTCACGCGGAAAGAACCGTTCTCGGTCGCAATCACAATACCGTGGGTAGTTTGTCCGCCAATGGGTAAAATCACTGCTTGCGTGTTTGCTGGAGGCACAGAGGTAAAGCCAAACTGCTGCATAAATTCCACGTCTTGTAAGGTTTCATCCGCAAGACCTGAGGCCTGAACTTTCTGAATATTGTCCGCGCTTTTTACTAAGTGCAGCACACCGCGAAAGGCTTGACGGATTTCGTCCACCGCACCTTGCGCCTTTTGTTGAATGGCTTGGCTTAATCGTCTCATTTTGTCCAACCACCTTGTCCGTTTGTCGAAATCAAATCGCCTTGGTTCTTCTTGCCTTTTTTGCCCTTACGCTTACGTGCTTTTTCTGCTTTTGCGTTGTAAGCGTCTGGTGTCCAAATACCATCTTGTTTAAAGCGTAGTTCCGTTTGTGTGCCACCGTTTCGGCTCAACATAAAACGTCGCCCCATTAAAAAGAAAATGGCATCAATCTCATATTCCTCGCAAATCACGTGCACACGTTGCCCTGGTTGCCATAATGTGCCATCTTGCATTTTGTGATCGGGTACAACGATAGTAAGGGTAAAACCTTCCAGCACACTGTCCGCAATGTATTTTTTTGCCCATTTTTGCAAGGCTTCCAAATTATCCACATCAGACACCACCACGGTTTTCGGCTTGTAGGTGGTCATTTCAGGATCGTTATAAACCCATTTCAGATCGTTTTTGTTATCTTGTCCTTGCTTGCCATGGCTTTGTGCAAGAAAAGTGACTTCGCTAAAACGATTTGATACATCAAACGTTAAATCCGCCTGCTCAAAGTTGTTTCGTTTGCCGTCTTTCATGCAACACAAGGTCGCCACAGGTGGCGTGCTGTAATCCGCACCGCCCACAATCAGCTCTCCATTTGGTTCAAACCACAAGTGCAAGCCTGCAGAGTTCGCACAACGCATTGCCGCGTTCCATGCTGTTTCGCCCACGTCAATATCGACTTTATCTAATGTTGGGTTATTTTCCGCACGCAATGCCACTTTTTTAATGCCAAGCGGTTCGACAATTTTTTTCACTGCATCCAACACAGTCAAGCCTTTTACATTGGTGATTGGGGCAGAGCAATCCACAAGGATACTCGCACGGTCGCGCCCATTGATGCTATAAGTGCGGTTAGTTTTACTAATAGTATGCTGTGTCGTATCCACGATGCCTGTCATCACCAACTCGCCATTAATGCGTACTTTCACTTCTGCTCCCGAAAAATCAGGTAAAACCGTGCTGTTTGAAGGCACGCCCAAATCAAATTTAAAGGCATCAGCAGGGATTAAAAAGTCACTATCAATATCATAACTTTTCCAGCTATTGTGGGCTTTACCGTTCACTTCCACCGTAACATCATTTTCATAAGGGTAATTATTTGACATAGCTATTTAACCACTCCCCACGCTCAACAAAATTCGGATAACGGATCTGCGGATTCAATCTTAATAATTCATCTGCACGTTTGTAATCCTGATAAAATGCATGTGCAATTTGTTGTACCGTCCCGCTAAATGGCACCTCACGAACCATTAAAGGCGGTTTACGATTAATTGCCGCAAGGGCAAGTTGAGTAAACTTATGCACTTTATTGCGTAATTGCTCTGCCGTATTGTGCGCAGCCGTATAAAAACTCGTATTAGGCGTGCTTAATACGGTGATATTTTCCCCACGATGTTCATCGTCCACTTGTTTGCGTAACAATTGTAAATTATCCATAATTTGTGACCGCACTTGAGTCGTGATGTAATCAATATCCTGTGGCAATAAATCATCGTCCTCTACCAATTCAGTGGCAATACGCAACAAAGCAACACTAGAGGCTAACTGCATCATTAAATGCACAGATTCAGTATCATCCTTACTAAAAGAGGTCGTTAATGATTTCAATGCCGATTGTTCTTTGGCAGATTTAATATTCTTACCACTCACCAAATCAGCAGGAATATGCTTAATTTGACGTATTGTGCGGAGTACCTCATCAAATTTTGCTCGAGTAGTTAAGTCCTTGCGCGCAGCAATTTGGCGCAACCCTGAATCAATCATTGTCACCAAATCACGCACAGCACGACTAGATTTTGCTTTAAAGTTATCTTGTGTCACGACAGGCGACACACCATACTTAGTTTTGTCAAAATCAAATAACCCGCGTACTTGCTCAAAACAACCAAATAATGCGCCATAAACACCCAACAAACGTGATTTTGTATTAGCGGCAAAGGCAACAATCTCCATAAATTCGCCATACAATGCCATCACATCATCAACAAAATTTTCTAATTCAGTCAGTAAGGCATCTATTTTTGCCAATAGGGAATAATTAAAGACAAAAATCGGTTTAGCTGGTGTAGATTCAATAAAAGTCAAATCTAACGCCACATAATCAATCATCTCCGCTTCGTGGTGAAAACTCGCCCCGGTGCAAATCATATTTTGCAAACGCCCACGAATCGGATGCACTAATGTTGCCGCCCCTGATTTTTGTAACACGCTTAAAAACTTCTTAAAGTCCGTGTAATAACCTGGCCCATAAAATACGGCTTGCATACGCACGGTTAATGGATTTAATCCCAAATCTTCCACATCAGCGCCATTGACGAAAGGATAAGCATGCTCAATGGTCGAGCGATAGACATCATCATCCACCGAAAGCACATCAAAACGCACGCCACGAAAACTCGCACGTTGCACAGGCATTGTCCAACCAGCCATCTTTTACCCCCGTTTTAAGTCTTGATATTGATACTGAGACGTTTGTTCAGCCACAACCCGCCCATCTAAATCCACTTTAATTTCGTTTTGAATCGTGAAATTTTGGCTTTCAATGGCGGTTTTTAATCCGTCGCTAATGGTTTGCCCAAAATGCTGAAAATCCGCTTGATAGTTAGCCAAGCTAGATAAATCACCCAGTGTGCGACTTAAAGCGGAGTCGGTGTCATTAGCTGCAACAGATAAACCTGAATAGCCTTTCTCCTGATTGCGAATTTCCGCAATTTTCACCGCACTTTGGCGTGTGCGCTCATCATATTGTGCTTGCGTGAGTGTGCTTCGCTCAAGGCGTAAAGCGGCAACTTCATCTTTACGTGCAATTTCAGCCACTTCGCCCGAGCGAGAAGCCGTCCCCCAGACTGAATTTTTGTTATAACCGAAACCTTGCGGTGCATAATGGGTTGTGGTCGGTTTATTGCCACCGTAAGCATTGGCATAAAATTGGTTTTCTAACTTCTTTTCTTGCGCAGTTTTGGCTTCGGCTTTTTCTTCAGCCTTCGCTTCTTCCGTTGTACGTTGTTCTCCAGCAATCATTAAACCACTAGTAAAAAGCGCCCCTGCACTAAGAAACCTGCCTAACTTACCGCCCCCTTTAATTTTTAAACCGTTTTTCCCTTTCCCTAGATTGCCAGCAACATCAGCTACATCACTAAGCCCAATTCCACCTCGTTTACCGCCCAATAATGCTAATGCACCACTAGCCGCAATCGCAGCCGTACTTAATGCTGTAATAACGGTGCCGGCTGTAGTCAGTGTAGAGGTTAAATCAGGATAGGCTTTCGCATATTCAGCCAGTTTTGTAGCCGCATCACCAAGAGCATCATTAAAGCTTTTCATGCCTTCCATTTGTGCAAATTCAACTGTATTTTTAGCTTGTTCTACTTTTGCACTGTTAGTTGACATCACAACTTTATGGGACTTATCTGTAGCACCTTCAGAATTTGTAACCTCTTCTTTTACTTGATTGCCTAGTTCAACATTGTTGCGAATCCCAAGAAGTGCCATCAAGGCTTGACGGTCAGAAATAATCTGCCCAATGGCAGTACCTTCTACTAAGTTTGTCATTTGCTCTATTAAGGCTTGCTGTTCTTCTTTTTTGGCCGTTTTCAATTTTGCTTTTAAGGCTTTATAACGTTTGTCTTCTCCTACGACCATATCCATAATAGAACCAAAGGCCTCAATAGAATTTTTACCTTGTTTCTTCTCATTCTCCATGGATTTAATAAAATCAATGCCGTGGGTTTTGCCATCTTTGCCTTTAATTTCTAATTTAGAAAAACGATCTGCAGTCTCTTTAGACGTAAGTTTTGCGAGTAAATTAACCAGGTTATTACCTGCTTCATCACTTGTCCCTGCGGTAACACGCGCCTGTTGGTTTGCGACTAATAATGCTTCAAAGCCATCCATGCCCGAAAGCCCAGCTGATTTAGCTGCAGCCATTTGTTGTGGAAGCCAACGTGCCATATCGGCAAGTTCAAAGTTACCCGCTTGCCCAGCAGCCACAGCCTTATCTAATACCGCACCAATTTGATCTTCGCTGATGCCAAATTGCTGCATAGCAGAAATTGCAATCGCCGATAAATCTTCTGTACTTGCACCTGTTGCCACTGCGCCTTTTTGTAAAGTAGGCAATAACTTCATTGCAGTTTCAGCTTTCACAGTACCGGAGGCTAATAACTTATCTAACGCGCCTAAGGCTTCTTCTTTCGTCCCTCCTCCAGTTTCTACCGCACTTTTCACCGCATCATGTAATTCTTGTTTTCCTGCAATTCGCCCAGCTACGTCTCGGTCGGAGAAGGCAGTATTGGATACCATTGCCAAGCGTCGGTCATAGTCCATTTCCTTTTTCATGGGTTGTGCCATCACCATAGCTCCAGCCGCCATGCCTGCGCCCACACTGGCAATGGCAGTTCCAACATTGCCTAATCGTTGCCCCCAAGAGGTTTTCCCCATTTCTGCATTAAGCCCAGCAATTTTTGAGCGCGTCGCTTCAGCCGCACGCGCTAATTCTCGACTAGTGGCTGTGCCACTACGTTTCAATCGGTTATAAGCGGCAATGGTATGATTAATTTCTTGTTGGATTTTATGTTCACTTCTCACACCTAACGTTTCGCGTGCACTTGCCATTGCTTTTGTGCTTTGCTTAATCTGTGATTGTGCCCGCTGAAACACTCGACTTGCTTGGTCTCGTGCTTTTAGCGTCAACGCTAAATTCAACTCAGCCATTTTTTAAACCCTCTTTAAACTCATTTTAAATCCACAAAAAAAGGGGGCTTACGCCCCCTTAGTTTTACGACGCATAAGGTTGTAATGCACCGTGTTGCCTTTTTCTGACTGAGTTTTAATACCTTGCGAATGTTGCCAACTTGCCACCCACGCAGCAACTTCAGCGTGACACATTGCTCGTACTTCTTCAGCAGTAAACCCAAATTTAGCCAATAAAATAACCGCACTTCGGTAATTCTTCTCGGCATCAAACACACCGTAATGTTGTTTTATTCGGTTTCGGCTTTGCTCGGGTTTTCCCCAGCGTCGATGTGCTTTTTTCGCAGTTCTGCGATAGCTTGCGTAATCAGCACATAATCATCCGTGGAAAGGTTATCCAGTAAAAACTGTGGCGTGAGCTTATCTTGCGCAATACCGATAATATCAAGCTGTTCAGATAAATAAGCCAAGTCCACGAGCATTTGCTCCGCTCTCGTGAGGTTTTCTTTCTCATCTAAACCAAGCTCGGCGACTTTCTCAAGGGCGGCACATTCGCCACCCAAGGTTAGTAATCGCACGTCAAAGTCAAAACGACGACGATCACCGTAAGGGATACCAAGCAATAAACGCATTATTCTTTCACCTTCTTAAGTGCAGTCACTTGGACATCAATCACAGCTTCATTATCAACGGAATATTTTTCTCCGACTTGTGTAGAAAAACAGCCGAGATAAGAGGTGCGTTTATCGTCTTGGTTTAATGGGTAAACTGTGAGTTTAGCATCACTCATCTCATCCCAATCAATCTCTGTCCCATCAATCGGCAGAACAGCTGTTAATGAGATCTCCCAAGTCGCAATCCCTTTAGAAAATCCACGAGCATGACCGTCTGAGTTCATAGTTTTTACTAATTTTCGTCCTGGCTGTCTAGTAACGTTTAAATCAATAATTTCAACTTCAATACCATCAACTTCCAAGACAGCCGAACCTGCATATTTTTCCATTTACGCCCCCTATAAAATTAAATCAATACGGTTTGCTACAATGTGCAAGCCATTTACCACATCAGCCGGGATGGCCGTATCTAAACGATTTGGATCTTGGCCATTGCGAACAACAAGCAATTTACCCTTGTTCGCATCCACATTTTCTAAAATCTCTTGTTGCTCTAAACGATAGAGCACATCAAGGATTTCTGACCGCACTTTTGGTGGGGTGCGATTAGATAATTTCGCACGTGGGAAACGTAATGCAATACGCTGTTCAATGGCTTTACGCGTATAGTCCAGTGTGCGAATTGTGGTTAAATCTAACCATGCTGGATCATCTACATTCGCCGGTGACTTGGTATAAGTCGTAATTGCACGCATAATTTGCACACGATTATTTACCACTGTAATAGGGGTTAAACCGTGGAATAACGCCTGATTGACTTCGGTTTTTAACGGTGTTTGAGTGGCATCAACAGGGGTTAAACCTTTAATTTCAAGTGTATTTAACGGTTTAGCTGGGTCTTCTTCGCCTGCAATAACCGCCCCATATCCCGCAGCGATTAACGCATTTGATTCCACCGAACCTTTATACCAACCCACTGTAATACGGTTAGCATTAATTTTCTCAGTATAAGTGGTACCGCTTGCCAACGTGCCATTAAAACCTAATACGCCAACACCCGGTTTTTTCTCAACAGGACTTGCTACCGACTCTAAATGTTCGCGCAAGGCTTTCGCATTTTTATCATCCGCAAAAGGGGATATAATCACGTGATAGTGCTGACCAGCTACAGATGCTAATGCCGCCGCTAAATCGGCATTTTCGGCACCATTTGCAAGAGCAGAAACATTCACCGCCATATCATTTGCGCTTAATGTGGCATTGACACTAATCTCATTACCAATTTCGCCTTTACATTTTGCGGTAAGCGTCACGGTACCTTCATTGACTGTCGCACTGACAGGACAATATTCGCCCGCATTAATCACTGCATTTAAACGGGTGGCAATGTTGGCGGCGGTTTCCGATTTAGCGATTGCCACCGCATAATCAAGACCACCAATGATAACTTTAAGCATCCCTGCATTGCTTGCTGTGCCTGTTAGCGTAATGGTGCCAGTTGCCGCTACACCCGAATCACTATCTTTTAAACCAATCACCGTTAAACGGATCATGGCATTATTTTGGATAGCAATGCGCGCCATTAAGTGAGCCCAAGATCCTGCACCAAATGTATTTTTTGCATCGACATCCGAATAAATCGGTGTCGGCGCGCTAAATGATTTTGTTGCATTTAACATCGGCGCCACAATTAAGACATTTTGCTCATTTGTTGGCAAAGTACTCACTGCATTGCGTGAGTTGTATTCTGTATAAACGCCCGGTTTACGAAGACTCGTCGGGATATTATCAAAATCAATATTCGTTTCAGCCATTGTCTTTCTCCTGTTCTTTGCGTGAACGTGTTTCTGTGATTACAATCAAATCGCCATCATTAATACGGCGTTGATAATAAATCGACGGCTCTACCTCTACCGGTACTTCTTCAATATAGGTATAAGGCTGATGTTCCATCGGCACCTTAATGCCTATTGCTGCTTTCACTTTCATTTTGTGTCTCCACCTCAAACGGCACTTTAGCACCGCTTATTGGGTCATAAATGTTGTTACCTATACGTTCTAACATCGGATCTGGTGGCGATAGCTCACCATGATAATGCGTAAACAGATAATCAGGATTTTTGCTATCCTGCGTCATTTCAGGATAACGACCATCTTCTAACGGGCTTAAATCGTCATAGACTGCGTCATACTCAATCGCATAAGCCGTTATCGCCCCACCTTTAAAAGTGGCATTATTAAAAAGCGTACGCACCCTTGTCGGTTTCAGTGGCTTGACTAATTTCCCTAAGGTTTGCGCATCTAACAAACGGCGTACTGCTGTAATCAACTGATTAACGCCCACCTCTCGTTTATCTGCTCCGCCTTGTCGTGCAGCAATATTGCTACGCAAGCTATTTACTGCCACGATAATGACAAAGTTTGCTGTGGATTGATGTCGTTTCAAATTGGTGCCCATACGTTCGATACGTGCGCCCCCAAAAGTGACTAAACACATCGGCAAACGTGATGTCCCAAGACTTTCATCATCGAGCTCACCACCATAGCTTTTCACGGTGTTGGCAAGCTGTCCCAAGCCGCGTGTCAAGCGGTCAACCAGTGCGTTTTCAATTTCGGTTATCACGGCCAAAAATCCTGTTTTTCGGATTAGTAAAAATCACGCCATTGTCGTGTTCGTTGGCATCATTATTCTCTGTAGGTGGCAACCCAAGTGAAATCTTACCCACACTAATATCCTCAAGTTCTTTTAAACTTAATTTATAGCGTGTAATAATTTCTTCTGTAATCGTCACATGAGACATACTCGCTAAACGATAACGTGCCAAATCACAACAAAGTCGCACTAAGTTTTGTGGCACACTCACAAGAGGGAGGGTATAACGTGCTGCCAAATAACCATCAATTTGGCTTGAGCTGTCAGACAATGCGACATCAAGCAAATTGTCATTAACTTGCCCAGTCAAATCACGGTCGGTCAGTTCAATGGCTTGCACTTCCCCCACGCGTAACACAAAATCTTCTGCACTGGCGTAATGCATCACTCATCCTTATTTATCGCAGATGGGAATAAGTTCTAACCAGGGATCTTCAGCAAGCATAATGACTTGCTCACCCGTCAAGTTTTCAACTGGAATTTCCACCGCACTTTCTTTGTTAAAACGATAACCACAGCGACCATAAGAGGCTTGCGGATGAATTGCACGTAACGTCACCGCATAGGCAATAGGGTTAATTACCTCACCGCCTTCTACCAAAACATCAGATGTGTTTTCTGCAGTTTCATCTTGCGTCTCAGCTTTTACTTCATCTTGCTGTTCAGCGTTTGTTTCATCTTGCAGTTCGCTGCCTTGTTGTTCAGCGTTTGTTTCATCTTGCTGTTCGCTGTCTTGTTGTTCCTTTGCCATTTTTGCTCCTAAAGGGCGATTGCTCGCCCTTATTGATGGTTATTCCGCAATGATTTGTGGAGACACAATCACTTTTAAACGACCTTTTAAGATATTAGTCGTGCCGTTAATTAATTCACCTTCGCAGATTTGACGTGCTTTGAATTCAAGTGCAGGTGGCACTAAAATCACATTCGGACGAATGTTCAATAACTTGCCACCGTCACCTTTTAAGGATTGCATTTGGGCAATGACTGCCATAATGTTTTCCGCAGTAAGTTCAGTTTTCTCCACACAGTGCGCTAACTGCCAAAAACCAAAACCGGCTGCACCACGAGCACGTACACCCCATTCGTAAATATCTTCGTTAAATACGGTGTCAGACTTTGAAGGATCAAATTTCGTTTCAATTTCTGGCGCAGTGCGTTCTTGCCAAATTAACGGTTTAATCGCATTGGTGGTGTCGAAAAGATAGAATGTTGGCGCACCATCTTTTGTACCAGTCGTTAAGTTACTTTGCTCTTTACTTGCACCTGTACCATCCACATTTGGGTAAACCGGGTGATCAGTATCAAAGTAATTTTGGCCGTCATAACAAAGCGTGGTTTTACCTGCTTTTAACAAACCAAATACCAAATCATCAGGCAATTCAGCCGCACTTTGTGCCGCCTGTTGCACCATTGGACGGAATAAACCTACTTGGTCATCTTCAATATCGGTACGAGGGATACCCACCGTGCTTTCGTAAAGTTTGTTTTCAATGCTGGTGCCTTGTGCTTGCATTGCTTTACGCTGACGTTTATTTACCCATTCCACCATTTTCGGGAACTGACCTAAGAAACCATAGGTGTTCACTTTGGTGTTAGAGGATACCTTCATTGCAATTAAGTCCCACTGCGGTTTAATTAAACCTAAACCTGCAGCAAAATCTTTTTTAAACTGGGTTTCAATTGCCTTTAAAACTTCTGATTTTTTAAAGCTCATTATTTTTGCTCCTTATGTTCTGCCATAAATTCCGCTTCAGTCATACCAAGCGCACGTGCTGCCGCTTGTTCAGCCGCACTTAACGCCGCCACTTTCTGCTCTGGATCGTCTTTTGCTTGTGGCTCACCACTTAATGCGGCCATTGCAGGTGCTTTTTCTAAGTAAGCACTTAATGCCTCAACAGATAAACTTTGCGCCCAATCTTTTAATGCTGGAGCCAGTTTGCCTTGCGATAATGCCGCTGTGATTAATGTCGCTTTCTTGTCCGCTTCTACAGATGTTTTAAGCGCATTAAAATCAGCCTGTAATGCAGCCACCTGATCGACTGGCACAAATTTAGCAGGATCAGGGTTGCCCACTTGTGTGGATAACGCCGCTACCGATTGTTCTTTTTCAGCTAATTTTGCGTAAACATCTAACACGTCCACAGTGCTATCGCCTTTAGCTGCCGAAAGTGCGGTCACTTTCTCCGTAATGTCAGCCTCACTTGCATCTGCTTTTAAAGCAAACAGTGCGCATAATGCTGCCAATAATTTTTTATCCATTGGATTGTCCTCTTGTAATAAATTCACGCTGGCTGCCACCATCGCTTCATCCATGCCATCTAAAGCAGGCGTATTGGTTAATGCAGCATGAAAGATCTTGCGAACATAGCCGTCTGTGTCGTAAGCAAACACAGCCGAGATATAACGATATTCGCCATTTTTGATATAGTCCGCGGCTTTATCAGTCCAACGCACATCAGCAAAAATCCCTTGTGGGGTAAAATAGAAATATTCCATCCAGCCCGCACTTGGTGCTTCTTTGCCGTTTTTTAGGGAGTGAATAATTTGGTGTTCATAGTCAATAGGAAGAGGATTACGTTGATTATTTGCCAACGCCACCACATCCGCGCCATTTGTATCTGTTACATACCATGCCTCCACATCGGTTGGTCTGCCGTCTGTGGCGCGAAATTTGCCATAAGGTAAAAGTTGGATACGACCATACTTCGCCTTGTCAATTTCAAAACTACAAGCGGAAACTGTTAATTTCATCTGGAAACCATCCTTAAAAACTCAATCTAGGATGGCAGAATATCGAATTGAACGAGATAACAAGAGATGACTGGCTTCAGCGCAACCAAATAATTTGAAATTTTAGACAATGAGGAACAAGCCTCACATTAAAGACGTGAAAGATTGAATGATTGAAAACAACCCAAACCCATTTTAAAACGCTTTAAAACCGTTTTAAATTGTTTTAAAAATTTAAAGATGAAATCTTATACCCTGAAAGTAAAAAATCGCCCTACGTGCGATTTAGGGCGATTTTCTGATTTATTTAATTAAGCGTTGGAAGTAGCCTTGCACGTCTTCCAAAATATCTGCCTTATCTTGAGGTGTTAAAGCCAAAAAAGGACGAGCCGGAATTTCTACTTTACGACCTCGCCCAGCTTTCCCGCCGAATTGATGAATGGCCGCGTAAGGCTCATTCGTCCCAACAGTTGCCATATCATTGCTGTAGTCAGACGTAATGCTCCCCATCAAGTTTTCGGTATCGACCAACGGTGTACCTTGACGATATTTCAGCCCCAGCCATTTAGGACGCCCCCCAACATCAAAATTTTGCAGCACAGCGGATTCCATTGTCCCCGCAATACTTCGCATTAACGGAGCTCGATGAGCGGTGGCTTGTGCAAGGCGTTCTAGTGCCGATGCAATTTCTTGTGCGTTATTGATTTCAATGTCTATCATAATCGTTGATTTTTAAAATTTAAGGGGGTATAGTCGTCAAGCCACTAGAAAAGCGATGAATCTCGAGGATCGCAAGCGATAGGTTGAAATAGTACCTTGGACTGTGTGCGGTGGGTTCGAGCCCCGCCTAGTGGCTTATTCTTTAAATGCCTTTTTCCATTGCTTATCACTCACCAATCTGAACGATTGCACAAAAATTTCGTTTTCTCGACTTAAAACTTTCAATACAGCTAACAATTTCTTACCATTTACATCTTTATAAAATTGGTAGCCGAATTCATCTACAATAATTTTATCCGGTGAATTGACAATATCCGGCAAATCCGCATATTCATCAATCCCAAAATCTTGCCCATCACGACTATTAAATTGCTTAATTAAAGTATCATCAGAAAGCCACACTGTGCCAGTTTTGCTTTTCAATAAATCCTTACTTTCCGCACTCAAGACACCTGCTGCAAATTTAAAATTTTTGGTAAGACTATCTCGCACCTGTAACATTTGATCAGCAGTGAGTTTTTTTCCATCTGGGCTGAGCGTTTGTTTCATCTCCGCCACATACTTTGCCAACAATTCAAAATTGTGCTTAAACTCCCCACCTTTCATTTCAACCGTCGCAAACGCATGCGCCAGTTTTTCAGGATAAAGATCCAAATTAGGCTTGTAGTTTAATCTCCCCACATTGTAATCAAAGCCTTTATCCGTCACACGTACCGTGCCATCAGGTAATTTAAAACCTACCGTCTTTTCACGATTACCTTGCTTATCCGCAGGGCGTTCTACTTCCACCAAAAATTCAGAACTATCGTCAGGCTTATCAATCCCACGGCGTTTCAAATCTCTATCGCCTAACGCAATCACCGTACAGCGACAATTAAACCCATTAGGCGGGTAGAATGTCGCCCAAAACGGATCATCATAACGATACACCTTACCGCTCAATGCTAAATGGGCAGGGCGAGTACGCGCATCACCCACGGCGGAATATTGCCAATAAGGGCGATTATCCACATTGTCACGCAAGCGTTGATAACGCGCAGCCGAATAAGCTGACTGCATATTGACACGATAAATCGTATTTAACCGACGCGGCGTGCCAAAATATTCCCCTGTTTTTGGATCTGCCAGTAAATGCCCATCAATACCACGAATAGACGGATCTTTCCCAAAAATCCAGCCTTTACGTTCAAATTCACTCACCAGTTTTTTTTTCCAAGCGTGAAAGCCTTTGCCCTCACGCATAGCGGTTTCTAAAGATTGGTAAATATCCTTTGTCATATCAAGGCTAGTTAAGCGCGCAATCGTCGTGGCTCGTGCCAATGCGCTATCGTGCATTTCTTTTACTAACACCTTGCTGGCAAGCATTTTCTTTTGGCGCAAAAACTCAATGGCTTGTTTGGGTTCTACGCCAATGGCAAACTTAGGTGCGCTCGGCATTGGCAGCTCCTAATAAATCAGCTAAAAATACCGCACTTGCCAAATAAGCTTGATGGCTTTCACTGGTTAAATCAGGATAAAGTGCGATCAGTTTTTCCTGTGCTTCGTCATAGCTTTCACTTGCCATGACTACGCCTACAATTTGTTTCATCATAGGATCAAGCTGTTGATTAAAATCCGCATTTGCCAGTGCATCATCAATCAAACCGTCCAGTTCATCTTGTTCGTCCTTTTTACCATCTTGAGCCGACAACGCAGCAGCACGACAACCGCAAGTACAACCTTTGCCGTGATTCAACATGGCAGAAAGTGCGGTCGTTTTTTCGTCCGTTTTCTCGCCTTGCGGTGTGCTTAAAATCAGTTCGCCTTCTTGTGGCTCAGGAATCCCTAATTTATCCCGCACCCAACTTTCCGAAATCTGCACCCCAATGCCCGTAAGTTTAGGGATGGCATCTGCAAATACCGATAAATCTTCATATTCTTTCGTGTCAAACTCAAAATAAGGGACACGATGTGGCGCAATATTCGGATCAACATTAATTTGCAAATACGGCAAAATGATTTGTTGAGTGATGGTTTGCGCAATTTGTTTTGCATCGCTAACCATCAAATCACGACGCACTTCATTATGCACATTACCTAACGCATTGGTGGAGCTTTTACCATCCGCCCCCGATGTTAAGGTTTGCCCCAAAATCAACCGAGCAATAGATTTCTCGCACCAATCAACCATTTGTAAAAATGGATTATTACCCGATGCTGCACCCGCATTAGCGACGTTATGCAGTTCAATCTGCATCGATTCAGGCATAATGCCTGCCGCGTTATGCCCAATTTCAGCCAACGCACGCAGTAACGTGCGTTTCTCCGCATTAGTGGCACCAGCACCATATTTACCAATGCGAATCGGCATACCATAAAGCTCTAAAAACTCGGCAAAATCACGCACAGAATAATGCTTATACATATAAAGCCATGCCAATGTGCGATATAAGCCATCACGAGCCAACTGTGTCGAACGAGATTTATGGCGATGTACCACCCAACCAAAAGGACGTAAAGGCTCACCCATTTGATTAGCTGGCGTGCGTAATAATAAACTATCCTCTTTATCCAATTTAAACCAAGACTGCGGACAAGGTTTAAAGCCTTTGGGAACCCATTTGCCATCTACTTGCGCCCATTGAATTTCCAACGCCGAAAAACCGTGTCCCACGGCATCCATTAAATCGATAAACAAGTCTTCAAGATTGGGATATTGATAAAATAACTCATCAATCTCTGCTTGCAATTTTTCTTCTGCAGGGGTTGCATTACGTGGTTCAACAATACGCCAATCTAGCGTTAAAACTGAACGCTTACGTGTCATCATATTGGCGGCAATACTGCTATCTTGTTCTTCAATATCCATGAAAAGTTGATGCTGCGCCTGAATATCGCCGTTTTCGGCATCCTCTAAAATCTGCTTTAATTTTGAAGGCGTAATTTTTGCAGAGGGGTGATCATCTAATACACGCCCCGTTGCAGTTACTTCCGCATCATCGGTTTGTGTTGGCTCTGTTTCATTACCTTTTAAAAGGTTTTTAACCTTATCAATAAATCCCATTTAATCCGCCTTTAATGTTTCCATATTGAATAAAGATCGTCTTCATCTTCGTATTCATCTGATTCAATCTCATTCAGTTGATTTAACCCAATCCACTCAATCGCTGCCGAACTACCCACGGCATTACGCCACAACATTTCCAGCGCATCCGGGCCATCATCATGGTCTGCTTTCGGAAAATGGCGTAACTGGGAAATCAGTGTAGCTTGCGAGCTATGCAACAAAATTAAGCCATTCACCATGTGGGGTTGTAGGCTCTCAATACGCAACATTTTGTCTGTATTTGGTTTAGTTGCCGTCGCTGGAACAGGAATGCCACGTTGTGCCGAGCGTTTCACTAATTCATCTTTTAAAAACTCTTGGAATTGCACCGTTTCAACAAACCACCGCTGACAGTGGTATTGCTTCTGCATACGGATCACATCTTCAATAATTAAATCAGGCAAACGTTTCTTCACTTGCGCTTCCACAACATATAACTTGCCTGTTTCTCGGTGATACCCACCCACTAAAATGGCAGAGGGGTCACGGCTTGCCCCTGCTTTTCCTAAGGATGGGTCAAGCGCACCGAAATAAATTAAATTTGCTGGCAATTCCGTCCAATAAGTCAAACTATTGGCAAACATCGCATCATCACTGCTTAACGGGTCATTTTGATATTCCGAATCAAAGGTGGCATGCCCATCACGAGCGCGAATCTTCATCAAGGTTAAAATAGGACGAGCAGCCCAGCTCACTACTGCGCCTTTATCCATTGCCGCTTGATTTTGCGTATAGAAAGCATCAGCCACCGCTTCGCCTTCGTTTAAGTAGAAGTCCTCCCACTTATCCCACAGGCTCATATCATCAGGCTGACGAATTAAGGCTTTAAACTTAGCTGTCTTCCACGCTTTACTCGATAAAGTGCGGTTTAAAACACTGTCGTAATGGAGAATAGTCCCGATATACACCACATCTAACTTATCCCCAGCTGCCCCTAACGGAAGGACGGTTTTCTTCAACCAATCGTGCAATTTGTCACGCTGTTCGGGACTACGCACTTGTTCGTCATTTTCAATATCATCCAGTACCACCAAATCAGGACGATACGCCCCATGGCGTAAACCACGCAATTTTTTGCCAGAGCCTGCTACTTGCACTTTTTGATTGGCTTTCGTGATAATAGTTGCGGCTTGCCACACACGCCCTTGTCCAGCCATTTCAGGGAAATCAATGCGCAAACGTTGGTTAAATTCCAACTCTACTTTAATGGCTTCCAACATTGGATAGGCTTGGTCGATACTATCCATCACAATCAACGCATAGCGTTTTTTCTGTGTCACAAGACAGTAAAGTGTAAAGAGCTGGGAAACCAAGGTCGATTTAGCTTCACCACGTGGCGCAGCAATGGCTAAATGCACTGATGATGGCTGTTGTAATACTTGTGGCAACTGCTCAAAAAGATAGTTATGCAACTGCGAACGAGAGCTAGAACGCACATAATGCGGAAAGTAATTCGACACAAAAAAGTCATAGCCCGAAACAGGATCTAACACCTTTTTGCGTCGCTCACTAATGGCAGCAAGAGAATCATCCCACCCCTCAAACTTTGCCTCGACCTTTTGTCGCAAGCTGTCTGAATAGGCTTTTAATTCGGCTAAAAGCTCTTTATTTCTCATTTTATTTACTCTTACATGGCGTGACTAATAAACCGATAAAAAGGAACCAGCCCCAGCCACTCACACCATGTTTTAATAAAAAGTAGGCACAAATAATGGAAACAATACAGGGCAAATAATGAATTAGCAGTCTCATTCTTTATATTCCTTTTTTAAGATTGCACCGAACTCGTTTAATGCGTCGATAATGACATCAAGTACTTGTTTATCCGTTGTTTTTGTTTGCACATAATCCCCGAACATCATCATTGTCTTAACAGCCGTCGCCAGTTCCGACACTTCCGGCAATAACCGCTTACTACTCGCCACCATTTTTGAATAGCTATCACCCAAACCTTGGATCAGTTTAGCTTTATCGCTGACTGGCAAGTCTTCCGTATGACGTAGCTCTTCCATGGTCTTTTCAAAGTAGATCACAAAAGTGGTGAGCATACCGCGCGCTACGTCTTCCACTTTGCCACTTGCCATGGTATTCGCATCACGCACCGTGTCCCAGTTGTCACCACGTGCTTCCGCTTCTTTTTTCCAACGGCGCGCCGTGTTGTAGGATACTTTGGCTTTTTCTGCTGCTTGTTCTAGCGTCAGGCAATCAAACACATAGCAACGGCGTACATAAGCCTTGGTTTTTTCATCGTGTGCCATATTCACTAGCCTCCTAATTTGGCTTTGATTAGCTCAAATCCAACCGATACCAATAAACCGCCCAAACCACCAACTAAAGCGGATCGCACCCCCAATTTAGCCATACTGTTTTCTACCTTAGCTAAACGGACATCAATATCATCCACACGCCCATCTAAACGGTCGATTT